GCCACTTTCCATCCCGGCAGAACAGCCAGTCAGCTCCCTCCCAGAAGCCTCTAACCGCACCAGAGAAGTCAACCGTGCTGCCCCCCCCAGTGTTGTCCCTCGTGACGGGTGATTTGACGCCGCCCCCATCCCTGCAACCTGATTGTTGTCTATCGTTGTGGGTGTCGGCCAGCCCGTGAGTTGTGCCGTCACATCCAGCCGATCCGTTGACAGTTTCCCGTTGCGGATCCTGCCCTCCAGATAGCCACCTTTCCCGTCCGTTGCAGTTGGAGTGTTCCAGCCCGACAGACATGCGAAGTCCTGCAGGTTTGATTGCCGACCGGCCATCATTCTGGCTATAACTTTCTGGGGATCCCGAATGGCATTTTTGGTATTGCTTGCGGTCGGAGTCGGCCACCCAGAAGAGGCGCTGCCTGATGTGCGGCGCACCGAAGCCCGCAGCGCAGAGATCGAAACCTGCAAAGGCGTAAGACGCTCTTTCCAGGCTAGCTTGTACATCGTCGAGCCAGTCAAGGCCGTCTTTGCTTGCAACCTGCTCGCCAAAGATAACGTCAGGCTGGCACTCCGATATAAGACGGAACCATGCGGGGAAGAGGTGGCGCTCATCGTTTTTTCCTGCTTTTGAGCCGCAGACGCTGAATGGCTGGCATGGGCATGACCCTGTCCAGACGGGCCGATCATCGGGCCATCCTGAGCGGCGCAGGGCGTAAGACCAGACGCCGATCCCGGCAAAGAAGTGGCATTGCGTGAACCCTTTAAGGTCATTTGCGGTTACTTCCTCAATTGAGCGAGTGTCAACAACACCGGATGCGATATGCCCGGCGTCAATCAGGTTGCGCAGCCACTGTGCTGCGAAGGGATCAATCTCGTTGTAATAAGCCGTCACGATCACACCCCAACCATGCCAAATGTGCCGATCACTTCTTTGGCCTTCTGGCGGTTGCTGGCGTCAGTGCTAACAGAGCGCTGCACGTCGATTTCATGCAGTTGGAAGTTGTGGTAAATCTCGCGGGTGGTTTGGGTGTCACTGTTGGAAATGACAATCGGCGCACCAAATTTGCGGTTCACCTCCAGCAGCTCTGCAACTAACTGGCGGTGGTGCTTCTCGGTGAATGGCTCTGTGTGGTACTGGGTAAAATTTGCGGTATCGCTGGCGGGTAGATAGGGCGGATCGCAGTACACGACCTCATCCGTCACCATTACCTTGAGGGTGTTCTGAAATGAAGCGCACAGAAAAATGGCTTTGGTGTCGTTGGCTTTTTCGGCAAACAGGCGAATTTCTGTTTCCGGGAGATAGGGCGCGGTTTTGTGTTGACCAAACGGAACGTTATACCCCCCTTGCTGGTTGTAGCGCACTACACCGTTGTATCCGTGGCGGTTGAGGTAGAGAAACAACGCGGCACGATGAACATCGAGCAACCCTTTCGTGTTGTTGAATATCTTGCGATTGGCGGCGTAAGCCTCCTTGGAATTACCCTGCGCAAACAGCGTGCGTACCGTATCGATCAGCAGATCCGGATGGCTTTTCGCCTCGCGATAGAGACGAATTAAATCGGGGTTGATATCCGCCAGTACATAACGGGGGTAATCGGTATTGAGGAACACGGATGCGCCACCAACGAACGGCTCAACCAGGCATTCACCTTTTGGAAGGTGGGGAAGAAGCTCAGGCATGACGCGGCTTTTGCCGCCCGGCCATTTAACCATGGAGCGGATCATAAATCGGCCTCCGGCTGTGTGGTCATGCGCTGCCAGAGTTCTGATACGTAGATGGCCTGAAACACGGCGTCATCAAGCGCGTTATGGCGCGTGCCTGCAAAGGCGTTACTGCGTTTTGGGTCATAACCCAGCACTCGCCCCATCTCAACGACAGTGCGAACATCCAGATCGTGCCACCAGTCCCACGGCACTTCGGCACCTGCACGCGCATAAGCTGCGCGCAGAATGACGTTATCGAATGCCGCGCCGTTGCCCCAGACGCGTAAATACTTCCGGCCTGCCGGGAATTGGTTGGCCGCAATAAACTGATTGAGCTGCATCAGTGCAAGGCTTGTCGGCAATGCGAAATCGGCTACCAACTCCGCACGCGCCTCGCTGCTTTGTGCCATCCACCACTTAATTGTGTCGCCATCGGCCACCGCTCCCGACGTCATATCACTGGCGAAATCCACGCGGGCATAAAAACGTTCTCCGGTGCGGCCTGTTGATGGCTCAAAAAAAACAGCGCCGATCCCGGCGATAGGGGCATTCGGGTTTGTCCCCATCGTTTCGAGGTCAATCATTAAATGGTTCATCGTTAAAGCACTCCGTAAGGTGAGGCAGGAACGGACTTGCGCTGTATTTCGTCAATGCAGTGCTGGCGCAGGTTTTGAATAAAATTCGCGGTTATTGAGCCACTGGCTGAAAGGGTTAATTCGCCATCGCGGCGGGTTTTAATGGTTAACCCTTCTTCTTCAATTGCCGGGATGAGGATATGCAAAATGAAATTGCATTGTTCACGCCTTGTCATGATCTCTTCCTTATAAAAAGAGCGAGTTTTGCCATCACCACTTAATAAAGTGATGTGCGTGTGTTCCGGTACTTAATTGAAATATGGTGTGATTAAATAAATAACCAAGTTCAAGGCAACAGCAAGCAATAAGGCAGTCGAAATTATTGCTATGGTTTGCGCCGCTATCATGGCGTTATCCATAATGACTGCCTTTAGTTTTAACTCTTGAAGCTTGTTCACTAATAGATCAATAAAAAGTACAACCAGAAATATCAAAAAAAACATACTGGCCGTGACAGTTAAAATTAAGAGTGGCGTTACTGGTGGCATAATTCGCTCTCCACAAGCAAAGGGGCTGGCACATCGCCATTCATGACCGCATTGACGAATGGGCGCAGCTCGCTGAGGGTCTCATCATCGTTTATGCAGAACGCAGCACCGTAAAGGTGTTGCAGTCCACTGGCTAATACGCCGTAATGGGATTCCTTACCCTGTGGGTTGTTCTCCAGATTAAACCAGTAATCTTCCAGCATCTTGTTAATCTGTTCAGCGTAAAGGCGTTTCATTCTTAGCTCCGTCAACATGCAGGTTATCGATCGCCATCATAGCTTCGATTAATGCGAAATCACGCCCATAATAATTTCCATCATTAGAAATAATGTACGTATTTAATGATGTAATTGGATTGCGCGGGCACTTTTGAATAGTGAACCCCCGATAAATAAACCTATGTCTGCTTAGTTGAATTAATTGGCTCATAGATATACCTATTTATTACTCCCAATTAATAGCTACGCCTACCCGCGCAGTACAGAGCGGCTGTTTCTTTTTAAAACGGTATGGTTGTTTCCAGTTGTGCGCCGATAGGTCGATTTATCGTGCATTAATCTGTCGATGTAATGCCTTTCCTCCGGAGTGACTAAAGCACGGCAATGCGCTACCGCTTCCCAATATTCCTGGAGCATGATGAAACGCTTAGGGCGTTTAGAGCCTGGCATCCCCTCGCGGTGGACTGGCAACTGTGCACGATCCATCAGGTTGCGAACTGATTTCAGTGTGCGCCCGGTCAAGTAGGCAAACTCAACGGGAGTAACGAAGATCTGTTTTTGCAGTTCTTCGGTATTCATATCGCGGATGCTTTCAGCTTGGGCGGGGGACATTTTACAGGTGCGGCCCACGCGAGAGGGGTCTAACGGGAACTGCCTATTTTGTCCAAGGATTAAAGTATCTTGCATATCAAACTCCATCTTTTCACGTCGAATGTTGCCGGAATTTTTGCCATGCTCCGGAACATGGTTCTATGGTAGTTTGGCTATGCCCTATATGTGTATGCGAGATCATGAGGGCGCACAGCTAACCACTAAGGAAAATGTCATGGAACTGAATTTATCCACTGCTTATAGAGTTTTTGACCACGGAGTAAAGAGGGTTGCAAAGTCTCTACTGCTCTCTGAACCGTACAGCCCTTCTGTCGAACCTCAAATTCAAAGCTACGTTACACAACGAGCGTTCATAATTTTTAAACTTGATCTGCTTTTATTTCAGCACCGTAATAAACACGATAAAGAACGCTTTGTTTTATTCGGGAAAAACGCGCTCTACCACTACCTTTTCACTAAAAAAAATATTCCCGTTGAGGAAGCTAAAAAAATGGACTTCCATGATGTTTTACTTACCGTCTGGGATGAATTAGCTGAATTTCAAATCCCTAAAGATGTTGATGATTACTTGCACAAGAACTTCTATTTCAACAATCCGGATCCACAATCTATTTCACCAAGCCTGCGGAGCTTTGATAATTCTGAGTGGGATCCTGATTTTTCCGACAGACGGTTGAATCAATAGAATTATTCAATTCTGTAATTTCAGATTCAGCCTTTTCAGCCTCTTTACGGAAGAAGTCTGGTCTTGATTTGGATCTCAACCTCGCCCTGATCTTTATGGCGAGGTTTTCCAAAAATTCAGCTAATTCCTCATCACTTAAATCCGCCGCAAAGACCATAGGCTTTGAAGCATCTGAGTTCTCGCATTTATGGCGAGTTCCCGTATTTAATTCGATATCTCGTGTTTCTGTCATTTGGTAGACTCCTGTGTTGAGGCTTAGTGAGGCATGTTCATGTCTCACTAGCATCTTGTGGCATGAGTGGCGTAAGCCGCTTGTGAATGTCTAATTAGCTACAGAATGAGAGATCTGACATATCATGTCAATACCGCAACATGAAAAACTCCAGTTAATCAGAGACTCTGAACGGCTGAAATCGAAAGAAGTTGCTGATTTAATTGGAGTTAACTACGGGACGTACAACGGGTATGAACTCGGCAAATCCAAAATGTCTCTAGAGGCAGCGATTAAGCTCTTTGGACATCCCAGGTTCCATAAGTACCAGGACTGGTTTATGTATGACCGCACTGATCCCAGCCGGGGCCAGATTGCTCCGGCTCTCGCACACTCTGGTCGAGAACAAACGGAATCAGACCTCTCCGGGAAACAGATTGGCTAACAATTTATAAACATTACATTTTCACTATTTGTTACCAAGATAGTGATATGACCGTTGGAGGGATTTCTTATGTCGATTAAGAAGCTCGAAGATGGTCGCTATGAAGTGGACGTACGACCTAGGGGGCGCGACGGAAAGCGCATCCGTAGGAAATTTGAACGCAAGAATGATGCCCACGCCTTTGAACGAAGCATCATCGCGAAGTACCAGAATCATGAATACCTTAACCGTCCCGCTGATAAGCGCCGCTTAAGTGAATTTATTGCCCTTTGGTGGCAATTGATTGGACGAAACAAGAACTATGCGAACAGGCGACTAAGTGCCATGAGCTGCATTTGTGATGATATGGGTGACCCGATGATTTACCAGATTGATGCCCGGTGTTTGATCGATTACAGAGGCCGTCGCCTGGAGAGGGGAGTCAAGGCATCGACTATCAACCATGATTTATTTGCTTTAAGCGGGATGTTTAAAGCTATGGCTGAGATAGACGAGTTTCATGGGGAGAACCCTGTCGGAATGATCAAGGCCCTGAAGGAGCGCAAAACAGAGATGAGCTACCTGACTCATGAAGAAGTTGAGCGTCTGTTAGCTTCGGTGAAGGGTGATTACTACCGCATCGCTGTTCTTCTGTTGGCCACAGGTGCAAGGTGGGGTGAGGCTTACCAGCTCAAAGCTGAAAATATCGTCGGCAACCGTGTGTTATTTACGATCACGAAGAATGGCGAACGTCGAGCTGTTCCGGTCTCTGATGAGGTTGTCAGCATCGTCAAAGATAGCCGGGAATCCGGGAGGCTTTTTCGCGTGAGCTATAAAACGTTTCGTTTGAAAATGAAAGCTGCTAAACCCAACCTGCCAGATGGTCAGGCGGCACATGCATTAAGACACACTTTTGCCACTCATTTCATGATGAAAGGCGGAAACATAATTGCGCTTCAGAAAGCCCTGGGGCATTCCGATATCTCTCAAACGATGGTTTACGCCCACTTTGCACCCGATTACCTGCAGGATGCCGTGAACTATAATCCTTTGACCTCCATGTCCACATTGCGTCCACACAATGGAGGCAATTCGGGGGTTTCGAAGGCAAGTTGAGTATCTAAAATGTTGAATTGGCGTAGTGTGTTAAGGCACTACGCCGCTTGAAATCCCACCATCAAGGGGAAGGTCAAGGGGGAAAGGTGAATATCAGTATTGTGGCGAAAAAGACCGGCTTAACCAGCAAAGCGATTCGCTTTTATGAAGATAAAGGGCTGGTGACGCCGCCGCTGCGCGGGGAAAACGGCTACCGCAGCTACACGCAGCAACACATCAATGAATTGACACTGCTACGCCAGGCGCGCCAGGTGGGGTTTAACCTCGAAGAGTGTGGCGAACTGGTGAATCTGTTTAACGATCCGGCCCGTCACAGCGCGGATGTCAAAGCCCGCACATTGCAAAAAGTGGCGGAAATTGAGCGTCATATTGTCGAACTTGAAGCGATGCGTAAGCAGCTTATGTCGCTGGCGGAATCCTGCCCTGGCGATGACAGCGCCGACTGCCCGATTATTGATAATCTTTCCGGCTGCTGCCATCACAAGGCACACGCTAAGGGTTCAGCATAA